TTGCAGTTGCCGTACCGCCGCCTTCTGTGCTGGTGCCGTTGCCGGGGATGACGGATTCACCACGGGCGCCACGCGAATAGCGAGACATCGCGGCGGACATTTTGGACTGCGGGATGACGTACTCTGGTTCGCCGCCTTCGCCAATAAGGCCCATCGTTGGACTACTTACAACACCACCATTTGCAAATGCTTCAAATCCCCCAGACCAATAGGCGCCATCTTTGGCACCCTTAAACCCAAACCCTCTGGCAAGAAAAGAAAACACACCAACGCCATCGGATCCACCAGCTGCGCCAAGTGCTTGAGCAATGCCGTACATAATCAGCATTTTGCCAATCGTTGCCAGCAAATCAGCAGCAAGACCTTTCAGCGCATCGCCAAGATTTTCGGTGCCTTTAACAGCGGCATCAATTGCTCCGCTAAAGGTACTAGCCACTGCATTGGAAATGCCTTCAAACAAATCTTTCTCCATTTGAAGCTTGGCGTTGGCCGCTTCTTGTTCTTTCGTCAGCTTTTGTATTTCGGCAATTTTACGGCGAATCGCCTCCGCTTCTTGCTCACTTAAAATTACGTTTTGCGCCTTGAGTTGATTTTCAATTTCAAGGAATTTAACCGCTTGTTTCTCTACGTCGGTCTTCGCCTGAAGAGTAATCAACTCCATATCAAGAGTTGACATGACATCTTCAATGGCCCGCTTTCTTTCATTGGCAAGTCTTTCAAGTTCGCCAGCAGTTTCAATTCCCGCCGCGTCAATATCAACCAAGGCTTTTGCAAGCAGTGCTTGTTGCTCACGTTCGTCCGTGACGCCTTCAAGCGATTTTTGATATTCAATAAGGATCTGCTGGTTACGCTCTTCGCCCTGCAAGCGAATGGCGAGTTGCTTATCGCCAGCAATTTCGGCTTGCGTAATTTTGCCTCTAATTAAAGACAGCTGCTTAGCCGCTTCAGTTTCAATCTGCAATCCACGGATGCGAGCCTGTAAACGCTTTTCTTCTTCTGCTGCCTTGTCCTTCTTCTCTTTACCACCACCTCCACCATCAAAGGGGATTTGCGGTGTTGGAGTAGGCATTGGCAGTGCTGCACCGGCGGGTTTCCGTGTAGGCAGCGCTAAAACGCCACGGGCAAAAGCTTCCCGTTCCGCAAGAATTTGCTCTCGTGTATTACCCAAACCACGCCCAAAGCCACTAATTTGACCAACGGCCTGCATTGGCAAGTTAGCTTTGCGTTCTGCCTCAATTTGCTGTAATACTTTGCGTTGAGTTTCTTTAGCGGATTCGGGCGCACTTCCGCCAAATACGGCTGCAGCCCCACCGGCTCGACGTGTGCCACGTAAACGGTCAAGTTCCGCTCTGGCCTGCATTACTGCTTGCAAGCCATAAACAGCGATATTTACCGCGACAGCAATGGTTCCAATGGATGCAATGCTTGCCAATACACCACGCAGGCCAACCAGTGTCGGCGTTGCTGTAGCAGCAGCAGCTTGAAGTGTTCTGGTATTAGCCGTGTAAAGCGCAAAAGCAGAAGAGCTAGCGGTGGCAGCAGTTCCGGTGGCCGCAGTTGTTGCAGCCATGCCAGTCATTGCAGCGACAAAACCTGCGCGAAGAGCAATAATTCCTTGAATTGCTTTTTGCAGCAGAATCATTTGCGCAACAATCTTGACGATTTCGGCAATCGCTGTTGCTACTGGCTGCGGAATTGCGTTAACTGCATCAGCAAAAGCATTTACGGCTCCGGCAACATCGCCAATAGTTTCAACAACAGTTGGGCCAAAAGCGGTCCCTAATGCTTCGCTCAAATTCTTAAATGCTGTATCAAGCGCCTTGAGCTGATTATCAAGGCTATTTTTCATCGTTTGAAAATCTTTATCTGTTTTCCCTGCGGCCCCACCAAGTCCTTCAAGGATCATTTGATAATCTTTGCCAGCCTTTGAGTTGGCAGCAAGAACACCACGCAAGGCTTCTTGTGATCCAAGCAATGCCGCTACTGCTGTTTTATTTGCATCTTGTTTCTTGCTGAGATCTTCAAGCAGCCCTGTAAATCCTTTCGCTTGTAAACCGCCAATATTCCATTCAATGCCAAGCGCTGCAGCGGCGTCTGTACTTTCTTTTGTTGGCTTAAGAAGGGTTGCTAACGCAGCACTGAGACCAGTAAAAGCAACCTCTGCCGTTGCACCATTCTTCGTCGCCGCCGCGACAAATGCGTTGATTTCGTCAATACTGACGCCAGCCAGAGCAGCAGTAGCGGCAACGCGACCTAACTGACTGGTGTAGTCAGACCATTGAACCTGACCAAATTCAATTGCCTTACTGATACTGTCAGTAACTTTGATCGCATATTCACCGCTCAATCCATAAGCATTAAGTGTTTTGGTGGTAACTTCGACCACACTGGTCACATCAACCAAACCACCAACAGCCGCCTTGGTGGCAGCCTCAACAACTTTTAAGTTGGCGCCAGTTTCTGTAAAGCCAGCAGACAATGCTTGATAACTAGCAGCCGCCAGCTCAGCCTTACTTGCTACGCCATCAAGTTGTTTGCTAAGGGCGCCTAAGCCTTTGTCAAGAGCTTTAACATCGCCACCAACAGTGGCAAGACGGCGCAGATTGGTATCTAACTCTTTTACGTCTGCAATAACTTTGGTCAGTGCAAAGCCGGCACCAAAAGCAGCCGCAGCCTGTTGCAACGCGCCAAATGCTTGCTGCGTCGCCTTTGCCCGTGTCTCAACCTGACGAAGCTGGTTTACCGCGTTGCGGCTATCAACGTTAATGGCAACGTTGGCAACGACAGACACGGCACAACCCTTTCGTTAAAGCCAGTCTACCGACGACGCTTCATCCTGCGTTCCTGCTCTTCGTTTAGCAAATCAAAGTAGCTACTCCAAATCAGCAGTTCTTCCATCGTTACTTCAGCGTTGAGCCGAGCCAACGAGTAGCCCAGCTCCTTTGCGACACCAAGCTGCAGTAAAAGCAGGTTGTCCTTTTTGAGATCAGCTTTTAGCGCTTTTCATGTCAGTGTCCTGCTGCTCTTCGGGATTGGTGATGATGGCAAGCATCATGGCTTGAAGGTCGGCGTCAAGCACATCATTTTTAAGCTCAGCAATTTCACCGGCCTGAAACAAACGCTGACCAGCTTCGTCAACTGCTTTGGTTACAAGCAGATTCAACGCAAAACCGTTGGCATCATCGCCTCCAGGCATTTTTTGAGCCCTTTCGCGCTCTGCCATTGTCAACGCAGTGGCGTAAAACTCAAACGTATCACCATCGCTGAGCGTTACAACTCGCTTGATGGGCGTCAGGTTTGCAGCCTTTTTCAGCCGAGCAAGAGCAGACGAAACAGGCGCAGGCATAAAAACAAGTCGTTTGTTATTACTTTAGGCACAAAAAAGCCCCCAGCGCAAGCCGAGGGCGGAGATTGTGTTACGGAAATCAGGCGGAAGTGCTGAAGTCGAAGGTCGGCACGCCGGTAGGACGGAATGCGATCTCTACCTGTTGGGCATCATCGGGGTTGATGTTCAAGCTGGCGCTAATCAACACGGCATCCATAGCAATGGAGCGGCTCAGGGCTTCAGTACTTTGCTTGTCGGTATACAGCTTGAAGGCACAACCAACTTGTTGACGCTGTAGCACGTCTTCCACCATGCGGTTAGACAGAGCGGCGTCTTCGTTGGTGACGTAAACGGTTGCAGTACCGCTGCCATCAGCGAAGCCCGGAATGTAAGCACGGAAGGGTGCGTACTGCCCAGCAGTTTGACCGATGGTGGTTACGTCGATTTCAGCGCGGCTGATTTCAAACGACCACGACTGTACTTGACCAACAGCGGCATAGTCGGCGTATGCAACCTGAAACTCGTTAGGAGCTGCAGCAGTGCCATCGTCGGTGATGTCTACAGCAGAGCCACCAGCGGTAGCCGAAACCTTCAGCACACCAGTGGCAGCGGTGTAGGCAATCACGTAGTAAGTAGTGCCAGCAGTAAGACCAGCGGGCAAGGTGCCAGTGCCGGATCCACCGGTTTGGCTATTCACCACACTGAATTTGACGGGATCACCAACCTTGAGGTTCAGATAAGGCTCAATGGTGATTTCATCATCGGTTGTATCCACGCCAGCTTCACCGAAAGTACCGGTGGTGCCAGCGGGCTTGTAGTAGAGGGCGCCGGACGTACCGGACAGAACAGTAACAGCCATGTTGTGAACGGTAGTGGCT